CTTGCTTTTTTTGGTAAGTACCTTTCGCCTGTAGCCTTCTTGCCCTGTGTACTTGGCTTACCACTTTTGGTTCCCCATTCTTCTTTTGTCCATTTGCTTAATGACTTTTGTTTCTTTCCTTTACCACCTTTGTAACCACCGCCTGCTTTTTCATAAGCTTGTGCAGCTAACTGAGCCTTACGTGCAGACCACTGACCAGCTTTACCGCCTTTGGTTCCTGCTTTGATACGAGCAACAACACGCTTACGCAGTTCTGGTTTTGTATAATTACTCATTTCTTTTTCTTCTTTTTACTTTTACCAGCTTTAGATAATGCAATAGCTATAGCTTGCTTCTGAGGACGACCCTCTTTTTTAAGCATTCTAATATTTTTACTAATAGCTTTTTTGCTTTTACCTTTAGCTAGTGGCATTATTTTTTGTTTCCTTTAAAAGTTCGGTCAAACAACAAGGCTAAAAGCATAGCACCCAACCCCGTTACTAAATGTTCTGTTGGAAAATGGTTTGCATGTATAAGTGCATCTGCAAGCATTGTAAATACACCTGTTAAAAATATACCTAACCATTTGTTGCCCCATGGAAGAAAACTTGCAACAAGCATTGCAAGACCTGTTAGGATTCCTACCTTGCTTGCGGTAATTGCATGTCCTATAGTAAGCACTGATAAGTCTGCTTGAACCATACAAACCATACATGCTGTCCACGCCTCACCAAATTTTTCACCTACTATTTTAAATTTTTTAATCATATTATTTTTTATTCATACGTCCACGGTTATCGTCAAGTTGTTTATAAATTTCTTCCATATCTTTTAAATGTTGTCGTTCCTGTTCTTTTAACATTTTTGCATATGCAGTTCCTTGTTCATAAGTACCTCGTGTACCAGTAATTTCACTACCACCTGCTGATGGACTTTCAGACTTAATATTTTTTCCTGGCATTTTTTGTTGCCTTTCCTTGTTCTTTATACATCTTCTTAAGTTTTTCTTTAAATGACCCACTCTTTAATTTAGCAAGCCCTTCATAAAAAGAATATGTTTGTTTACCGTTAGACATAATTATTTCATTGCTCTTCCGTAACCACGAAGAGCGCAACCTACACCTCTTGGTTTTTTCTTACCTACTTTACCACCTACTTTTCTTTTTACTGTTTTCTTACCTACAGAACCACCATAAGATTTTTTTCTTGCGTCAGCAGCAGCGGCTCTTTTTTTATTTGCAGCAGCCATTCCTTTATCTGATAAATCTTCTCCCGTTGCTGCTCTAGCTTTAAGATTTTTAAGATATTGAGTCTGTTGATTTTTAGTCATAGAGTAAAAATTTGCAGGCACAGGAAAAAGTTCTCCTGTTTTTTCATCAAGAAACTCCCTGTTATTTTTGGGCGTGGCTCTATCTGCAGAAGTTTGTGGAAGAGTAACAGGTTTTCTCGCCGATGCTGTTTGGTTTGCTCGAATATCTCTTGTTAATCTACGCTCTTCATCAGCACGTTCCATTTTTTTAAGAGTATCTTTTGCTTTTTTTCTTTCTTCCTTAGTTAAAGATGTGTCTCTAGCACGTTTTTCAAGTTCTGCTTTAGCCTCCGCACGAGCTTGACTTCCTTCTGTACGTTGTAACTGAAGAAAGGTTAGTTCTGGAGCAGCCGTTACTTTTCCTGTTCTTCCAGAAACAATATCTTTTTCTTGGTTACGAGCAACATTTGCACTTCCTTGAGTTGTTGGGTCTAATCGTGCGCCTTCAACATCAGCAGGATTTTTTGGTGTAGGCTTTACTTTCTTTTTTTTTGCTTGATTTATAATAAACTGTAATCCTTTATTTTTTATATTAGCCATTTTTTAGCTTCCTCCTGAAATTGTATTGTCGCCTCCAGCAGGAGAAGCATTCATCTCCATGTCGTCACGGCGTGTTCTACGTGATTGATTGCGCAGTCCTTCAACCGCATTTTGATATTGTTGTTCGTAAACTGGTGTTACGCTAAAGTTCTTCATAAAGTTAGTAGCTTCAATCATGCAGCCATAAAATAAAGCATCATAGCAAAAGTCTGAGTAGTAATTGTTTTGATTGGTGCTGGTCAAAGCAGATGGTTTAACGACATAGACAAGCTCACCACTGTAAGTAGTGCTTGCAGTAGGAGCAAAAACAATGTTGGTATTTGTTTTTCTTGCATAGTACTTTGGTGTTCCTGTGCTGGCACTTACAGGCCAGTAGTCGTTAATAAATTCATCTGTTCTTTGCAGTAGTCCAATCTTACTTCCCGATTCTTTAATGTGAATATTTTTAATAATACGTGTATTATCAGGAAGAGTAAATGTATTTGTACCCGATGTAAGGGCAATAGACGTAGCAGTAACTAAGCCATAATCATCCAAAGCTTTAGTTAGTCGTTCTTCAACACGATTAACCATCTGCGGAATATAAGCTACAAACTCAGAACCATCGTTCTCAGTTGCACCTATAATATCATTTACAAGATATGTGTAATTAGCCATAATAAATTGTTACCGTTGATGCAGTTGTAGGACACTGGACAACTACTGGGCCACCCATCCGAACACCTGTGTCTGTAAGGTATGCTTCCGTTACATCTGAATTAGTTGTGTTTGTGAATTTAATAATACCACCATTAGAGTTTCCAAAAGCATCTACAGATGTTCCAGTGATAATAAACTCACCTACACCCTGTGCATGTACCCCTCTAATTCTAGTATCGGTTAGCGTAACGCCGCTTACAGTGTCTACTGCTGTATTGACTAGCGTAGTATTGCAGGTAACGTATGCTACTCTAAGATTTGCCGACATGTTGTTTGCTCCTATGTAAAAAACTATAATAGCTATATTATACTAAAAAAGGGCGCAGGATACAACTCCCACGCCCTCCTATTTTTAGTCTACAGCTAAACTAATGCTTATGCACCAGCGTTACCATAGAAACCTCTCCAGTCTGACCAACCAAAGCTATAACGCTCACGAGCTTTAAAGCGAAGGTTACCAGTGTCGAAGTCTGGCTCCATTTTAGTCTGAAGCGGTGAACGTACGAACATTTTCGCACCATTCGGGCAATCAGTCTTGATGAAGAAAGCATTCGTATCGGTGAAGCGGCGGTTTACATAGAAGCCACCAGGTACTAGACCTTGGTTACGGATGCTGTTGATGTCATTCACGTTTGTTACACCTGAATCAGAAACGATTGTGGTGGACAAAGCAGAGTTCAGAATCTGGTCTGCAGTGAATGCGAGGTCTGATGGAATGTGCAGGCTTTCGGCTTGCGCACCAATCAGGATACCACGGTCATCTTTTGTTTTTGAGATTGAAATCAATGCAGTCTCAAGAGATGCTTCTGAAAGGTCGGCAGCAGAAAGCAGGTTGCTTTGGTTGCCATCGCCAATCGTAGCGTGGGTTGCTGAGAACAATGGTTGACCATCGCCACCAGCATATGAACTGTTGAAGCCGTTGTTGAATACATCAGCAGCTTTAACTTGTTTGGTGTTTGCCATCGCACGAGCCAGACCTTTGGCACGTAGTTTAGCAAACGTGTCATACAAGTTGTCTTCCATTGCTTCTTCTGTGATTGCGAAGCCAAGAGCAACAGTCTCGTGTGTGTAACGAGCAGTGTAGCTTTCTTGTGCGTCATCATAAGACACAGCAGCACCTTCACCTTTTACAGGTGCAGTGCCGAAGCCTGTGAAGAGAACTTCTTCTTCAAATGCACGGTCTGAGTTTTCAACGTCAAACAACGGTGCATGTTCGTCAGATACTTCTCCATACTCAACGCCGAATACAGCGTTAAGACCTGGGAGAAGCTCTTTGGAAATACTTCCTCTATTAATAGCCATTTTTAATTATCTCCCTTAGTTGGTTACCGTAACAGGTGTTGAAACCAGTACGTTAATGAAGTTCTGTTGGTTAGTGGCGTTCAGTTGAACTTCCATACGAGTGTATGGGTCACCAACAGCATTGCCAGGTTCGTCTACAATACCGACAACACGGAACAGGCCAGCAGCCGATGTACCCACGCTACCTGCAGTAGTCAAGGCGGTGATTGTTGAACGACCAGTGAACGAAGAACCAGCAGCAATGTTTGATGCGGCTACGTTTTTGCCAACGATACCAGCAGCAACAGTAGTGTCTGAGCTAATGATATATGTTTGGCTTGGGTCGTCATTTACATACCCGACAGCATCAGTTGCTGAT